GCCCATTTGAAATTCACGGTATTCATTGACATAGGGTGGTGCGTAGAGTCATCTGTTTAATGGTTTGTTATTTGCGATAACAGATAATCACTAACTATAGCACCTGGGAGACCTATTTTACGAGCGAATGCACGTATGGATCCCAATTCCTCGGGGCATTGGCTGTAAACTAGTTGAGCTGATCTTAACGTACTCGTTGCTACTTCCGGATCTAGCGTAAGATGTTGGAGTTTGAACTGGTGTTTGGACATGTAAGATGGTATGTGCTTGTGGTTTTCTATAAAGAAACCGCAGAATTCTGGAGTGTCGTGTTCTGCGACCTTAACTTCAAAACCTAACGATTTCAAACCTTCAAGCAATTGCGGAGCGTGCTGACTGCGCTCGCATATAACATCGTCGCCTTGAGCCCACATCATCTCATATGGAAGATCGTACCTATTTCTAACTAAAGTATCCAAAATCACTTGTGATAAGCTGTTCATAACCAAGGTTAAATAACAGCCGCTCTTCATGATTCCGGGTATCATTTGTTGGATTATAGTACCATCTTGAAATTCGAACTGTGCATTTTCAAACAATTCCTTGAATCTGGCGTCTACTAACTTAATCCAGAAATCCGGTTTATCTACATGTATTAGCTTGAGCACAAGTTTGTTTATTTCTACTAACCAAAGTTGTACTGACCAGTCCCAATAGCTCATATCGGTTGACATGAATTTATCAGTTCCTAAGAACTTATTGCTAAAAAGATGGGCGGATGTTATAGGGCTCCATCCTATTGAGACCGGATTCTCCATGTGCTCGCTGACTATTTGTTTGAAAAGCGGGCCGAAAAGCATGCGATCAATTATGGTGTCTATTAATGAGACACCCTGGATCAATCGCAGCCTTCCTTCCTTAAGTTTCTTAATTTTGTGAGGCTCTGGTTTGACGAATACATAGCAAGGATCAGATACTTCTTCTCCTGCTAGTAATCTCTCTATCCTGCTCCTAACCAATTCTCCTACTTCTAAATATCGATTCTTATCGATAGCTCCGTTGGTGTAATTGAAAACTTGTCCGTTTGTCGTTCCGTATCGTCGTAATATACATGCGCCTGGCACTGCTTCCATATTGATGTCTATGACTGCTGCTGCGTACCTTGTTGCGAACCACGTGTCGAAGTCCCTCTCGATGGGGACGCTGTACGTGAGCCTCGCCGCTGTTGCTTCGGCTGTGGCGAAGATTTCACTCTGTCCTGGAGGCTTCTCAGTCCTTGAGATAACTTGTTCAAAGAGTTCGACATGTCGTGCCAACGACTGTTTTGCAGAGCAAGCGTCGACTGCTGGGATGCCATGCTCGATTTCAACAGTTGAATTAATTCTGAAATCTGGGTATGTTCTGTAGCATGGCATTTTGGTGATGGGGGTGCACCTTCGACAGTCTGAGGTTTGCCATTTCCCTCCACAACGGGAGGGGCCTGATCGTTTTTTGAGACCTCTATTTGCTGGTAAGATGGTGATGGTGTTTCAGTATCAGGAAATTCCGCTTTGTTCATGCTAGTTTTAAAAGCATGCATCACATCGCGCAATTGCGCTTTTGTGATGAACTCACCTTCTTGCTGTTGAGCCGGTATTTTTGTTGTAGCACATTCATTATACCAATCATCCCGCGGGATGCGACTGCCAGCTTTACGCCGGTTCCTTTCATCAGCGTACAATGAAACTAACTTATCATAATGCTGGTGTTCTTCGTCTAATATAATGAACGCATCTCCTAAATCCAACTCAAAACCGTCGGGCGTTGCGAAAAGTCTGCCTTTACCTCTTCCTTGCATGGCTGCCTCGATATATTCCTCAACTCGTACCGTGTCGGATTCAAAACCTGACCCAGCTCGAGACTCCTTAACATAGGGGGGGCTAATCTTACGTAACGTTGTTTTAATTATGGCTAAAATATATTGGTTAGTAAGACCCATACCTGATGATGAGCTGCCTTGGTGCATACCTATCGTTTTCTTATTCCACATGTACGGTGACCCTGAGAATCCATTTTTAGTTGATCCTCCATAGATTATCCTGCCCGTGTGTTCAGTCGAAAGCGTGAGCCCGCCTTGTGTCTTGAGGTTTTCAGAATATATTTCTACACTCAAGTGGTCGCGTATTTCTTGCGTCATGTTGTTCATCCTAAGTTGTAATTTGGAATACTTAGCGTCATTCCACTTAGTGAACGCAACATCCACGTTGTTAATAGCTTCTGTCCATTCTGATGCTGGGCTTTCCACTGTCTTGCCATCACGCGTTATGCGAACATAGCCGTCATATGCTGAAACTTCCGTTAAAACATGTTGAGGCATAACTAACCAAGAATCCAATCTGTAACCTGATCCGAAGTGTCTGTAAGTTCGCGTTGACTCATCCCAACCCTCAACTGAGAATTGTGTATTGGGCGGGGTTTGTCCTTGTTGATATGGCGAACCTTGCTTATAGACCTCTTTCTGATAACTGGTCGAGGGTTCTTGCGTAGGTGCGTGTATTTCAACATCAGCAAAAGCTGCTGAGGAAACTGGCGATGACGATCTTGTGCTGCTTGCGCTGCGGGGTGATAAAATCGTTTGGGGTACTTCCTGTGACGATGTACGATCGCGTTTTTCAATTAATATATATCTATCGCTGGTCCTTAAGATAGCAATAACTCCCTTTTCGAAGTACCTGATGCCCATTTGGTAGGACCATTTGAGCAATCGGTACATCAATAATATGGACAATATAAAATATGTCGCTACTACCGTTAACAACAACTTATCGGCGATGAGTTTAACATCATCCAATTCAATCCGGATCTGCTCGCAATGCTCCATGGTGTCATAAGCTTGTTTTAACTTATCTTGGTGGCATGCTTTTGTCAGTATCCTTAACCTATCCATGCATTCATGGTAATGGTTATAAACATCATTAATGGTGATATCATAGCTGGATGTGCCTGTTGTGTTAGCGTGTGCAACTATATTTAAAATCGTGAAGACCAAATATACGGTGTGTTGTCCGATCATTTTGAAAATCGCTGTGTGTGTGATTTGAGATATGAAGTTGTATAATATAACAATAATAACTCTTAATTATTTGAAATTTTTGATTTTGTTTTAGTTTATAGCGTAAAAGAATCAAA